TTGTATCTATTTTATCAGTTGATGATGTAACTGTAAATGGTCCAAGAGGTGAACTTGTTGATGTATTGTTTGGATAATCATTTAAAAAGATAGTTACTTTTGAATTACCTGTAATGTATTTATAATCAGGTATGAATCTACTAATTGATGAAAAGACTTCTCCATCATCAATATCTAAATCTCCAGATAATACGTATGCATTAATAGAAGTTGTGCCAGAACTATTAACTTGATCCGCGCCACTTTCGTGAGCGTAATAAGTAGAAGCTCCTGCTAAATTAGTTACTCCTTGTATCATAAAGTTAGGTGTAGCTGTTGTTGAATACTGCGTTGCATAAGGTAAATCAAACACACCTTGATCTGCATATGTAGTTCTTGCTAATGAAGAAGTATACCAAACGTTTTCTCCATAATTATAAGTTACACATCTATCAATTTGAGTTGAATTTGCTTTTGGATAAAACCAATTAATTTCTGTAAATAATGAATTGTGTTCTGCATATGTTGTTTCAGCTGCATCATAATTAATGCCTAGATTATCTCCATCAGATGTGAATACAAAGTCTTCCACTAAACAAGGTATGGCTTTAACTGTACCATCATAAACAAAGAAACCACCCTCACCTGACATCCAATAAACAGCACCATTAGAATAACTTAATGCGTGTTGCGATATCAATCCGCAGTTTGTACCAACCTGTCTAACTGAGAATGTAAATGGAGGACCTACGAATTGAATTACATAAGCTGATGAATCAGTTAGTACGAATACATAGTCTTTACCAGATACAGCTCCTACGATCTTGTTCCCCGCATCTAGCCTAAACGTACCAGCTGTGTTTGTAGCTGTTGGTGTATACGTATTATAATCCTCCTGATTCGAGAATCTAATAAACATTGGATCTTGACTTGATGCAGTTCCAATAGTTGTCTCAGTTCCAAAATGAAATAAATGTCTATCTCTATCTGACACTAAAGTTAATCTAGATGCAGTAGGTGCACCTGACATAATAGTTGCTCTAATTGTTCTTGGATTCACAGCTCCTGCATTCCAAGTAAACGTTCTGCCATCTGCAATGGTTGCAATTAATATTTGACCAAAATTATCTAAAGACCATTGTCCTGGAGATAAAATAACGTCTGATACTGTTCTTGCTGTTCCCCAAGTTGAATTACCCCATAAATAAGTACCCCAACCATAACCAGGAGTTTGAAACGCGGGACCAACTGTTACATAAGGATTAACAGATACAGAACCTTGTGCAGACATCCCTGATCCACTTTCATTTGATGCCATTGTAACTGTAAAACTATTTGCATTTGGTACTGTAATAACTTCATAAGCTATGTCATTAAAATCTGTTGTTGTATATCCTGTTTCCCCGCCACCAGGAAGAGTTACTGAACTAAATGTAAAATAGTCTCCCACTTCTAGTCCGTGTGATGTTTTGTTAATTGTTACTGTTGCTGAACCTGTTGTTGATGAAAATGTACAAGAAGTGATTGCTGTATCTAATGGTGTAATGTCGTAAAATGCATCACCATAAAATAAAAATAATCCTTTGTGTGTTCCAATGGCTGCGTATTTCTCGCCACTAATTGCTGCCCACGTGTGCTGGGCTCTAGCTACTCCAGGTAATGTTTTATTAGCAATAGTTAATTGTCTCCAACCACCTATTTTTTCAGGTAAGCCATATCTAAAACGAACAAAATCACCATCGATCCATTCGCCTTCTGCTCCTGATGCTGTAGTTTGTTTATTAAATCCTGGTTTGAAACCGAGTTTTTTTAAAGCCATAATGCCTCATTATACAGCGTTTATAGAAAATTTAAAGGTTAATATGCCCAACAGACAAATGAATGTCTAATGCCTTTTTTAACTTGTTTTACTGTATGGGGGTATAAAAAACAAGAAGGAAATATCAATATATCACCTGCTTTTAAAGGTATTAATTTATCTCCCATCATAAACTCGCCACCTTTATAATTATCATTTAAAAGACCCACAATAGATAATATTGGAATACCTTTTTCTTGACCATCAAAAATACTATGAATGTTATCTACGTGTTCTCTCATAGTAGAATCTTTTGTATAAAAATTAAATCTTATTCTTGAAATTCTACTTATCATCTGTGATGCTAATGGATGTACATTTTCTTTTATATAAAAATCAATTGCTTTTTGAACAATAGGTAATAATAATTGTTGTTGAATTTGATTAGAATAATAAACATCTGGTTCAAAATTAGCAAAGCTGTCTCTTTTATTTGCTCCATAATTATACCAATGATGTTTAGTAGTTTTTTTATTTTTAAGATCTTGTAAAATAAATTTACGATCTTCTTTACTAATTAAATTAGTAACAAATACGTAATCAATTAAATTTGTTTTAGCCACGTTACCCAATTGTTACCTCCAAAAAAACTATATAAATTATTAGGATAATTTATAGGTTCTTTTGTCTTATTAATATAATATTTTTGTTTATTAGACATTTTAAGTTTTCTTGCCTTTTTCCAAAATTCTTCTTTTCTATTATTTACTATATAATGCATTCCTATAAAATCAATACAATCTTCAAAAAAAGATTTAATAATAGAATTATATATATTAGTGCTATCTTCATCATAATAGCCTGATCTAGTAGTATGTACAAATTGATATGCTCCTTCCATAGCTAGAGCTAATCCAGTACTTTCTAATGGTTCTATAAAACCTGCTGATAAACCAATTCTAATTACATTATCTTTCCAAAAAGATTTTTTATAATAAGGTGTCCAATTAATTACTTTTGCTATTTTTGGCCTATTATTCCAGTGACTTAAAAATATTTTTTCTGCTTCTTTAATAGGTGTAATTTTTCTATTAAAAACAATACCTGTTCCTATTCTAGTTTTTACAGGAACTTTCCATATCCAACCACAAGAAACTGCTTCACATATAGTATGGTTTTTTCTTTCTTTAACATCTTGATATTGTACTGGACCTGCAATCGCAGTATCACAAATTAAACGATCTTTTAAATAAATTGTTTTTTCTTTTTGCAATACAGAACTAAAACCAGTGCAATCAATAAATACATCTGCTTTTATTTTTTGTTTTTTACAATGCAAAATATTTTTTTCTAATTTAATTACCTCATCTTCAATATAATTAACTTTTAATTTCTTTTTAATAAATTTAACTAATTTTAAACAATCAATATGAAACCCATTAAAACGATCAAGTTTAAGTTCTTCGATGCTTGCCATTGGATTCATATGAAAAGGATGCCATACATATTCTTTTTTTGTCCAGCCAGGAAACAAAATACCTGTTTTATATGTTGCATCACATGCATCAAACCATTCTTCAAACATAAAACCACATGCTTTCATGTAAGGTTCAAAATTAACTAGTGTAGCTTCACCAACTCCTATGGGAGAACCTCCTGGTTTATCTACAATTGTTATATTATATGAAGTGTTGTTTGCTATATAAGCAGCAGCCAACATTGAAGAAGAACCTGCGCCAACTATTACAACATCTTTTATTATTTTCATTTAGGTAAATAATTTAAATTTAAAACCCATCTAAAAGTAGTATCTGTTTGTTGTATGCTTCTATGTTGTAATTTACTTGGAAAGATAACTATTTGATTTTTAATTGATTTTATTTTTTTATGTCCTTTTATTTCAGTTGCTCCATTATTTGTATTAAAATAATACACAGCTGTATGTGATTTTTCTAATTCCTCTTTTCTATTAATAAAATCAATATGCCAAGCAGAAGCATATGGTTTATTTTGATTAACAATTAAATTTAATCTTGCATGTAACATTTTTTCTATAGATAATTTTAATGCAAATGGAACGATTAATTTTTCAAAATAATCACTATTAATACGTTCTTCTTCCATTAAAATATGTTGAAGTAAATGTTCATTTTTATTTTTTGTTTTAATAAATTTAGTTTGATATGGTTTAGCATAGTATGGAAAATGAGTTCCCGATACTATATCAAATAATTCTTTATGTTCTTTAAGACTTAAAAAGTTTTTTTTAATTTTTATCATGTAAACTTTGTATATATTTTTTATGTGATATCTTTCCTAACATATCTGTATTATTGCGAAGTAATATACCATTTTTAATATGATTTTCAAACCAATATTTCTCTAAATTTGTATTAACAAAATGATAAGATTGTTTTAATTTTTTAAGATTAATTAGCCCATTAAAATATGCAATTAAATTAAAATTATCTTCTTTAAATAAACTAAATAAATTAGTACCACCTATACTTTCCATATCGGTTATTTTTAATAGTCTGCCTGATTTCCATATATTAAGATATTCATTCAGTGTATCAGAGGGCGCGATCTTGTTTATATCTATCCAAAAGTCTGTATCTTTTTTATTATTGATATAATGCAATTGAATAAAATCTTTTATGTTATCCATAATAGTAGTTACTTGATTATTATATATGTTAATAGATTGTTCATTATAATTTTCTAAATACTGCATTAAAAGAAAAGCTTGTTGAATAGATGTTCCAATACTAGTTGCTTCTAAAGGTTCTACAAAATTAGCAGACAATCCAACAGCAACACAATTTTTAATCCATACTTTATCTAAAGCACCAGGATCATATTCAATATATTTAGCAACTTCTATTTTTCTTTTTAATAATCTTTCAACTTCTTCAACAGCTTGATCTTTATTTATATAATCTTTGTTAAACACATATCCATTACCTGTTCTTCCATAAGTAGGTATTTGCCACATCCAACCATATTTCATAGCTTTTGACAAAGTCCATACATTGTATTCTTTTTGATCTTCTGTTGGAAAAGCAATGGCAGCATTTGTTTTTAAATAATTAGAATATGATTTCCATTTAGCACCTAATTTAGATATTAGAATTTTTTTAAATCCAGTACTGTCTACATAAAAATTTGCTTTATATGTTTTCTTTTTACCTATTAGATTAGATACACCTTTAATATTTACTTCAACCTCTTTTATTTCATCATTTATTATTTCAACATTAATTTTTTTACATAATTTAATTAAATAATCATTTAACTTAAATGTATTAAAGTGAAATTGAGCTAAATTACCTACAGGACCTAAACTAGTATCTATTTCATTATTAAAAAATATTTTTGGTGTAAAATATTCTGCAGATTTATTATGTGACATTAAGTATTCATAATTTCTGGGGTTTAAACCAAGTTTAAGTTGCCATAGATATTGTAAATGATGTAAATATTTTTTATGTGAATTAGACCAACCTTCAAACATAATCCCTGATTTTAAAGTTCCAAAAGTTTGTTTTAAAACTTCTTCTGGTGATATATTTAAATGCTTCCTAAATTCATCAAAATGTTCTGTAGAACCTTCTCCAACACCTATGATGCCTATGTTGTTTGGTATTATTATTTTAATTTTAGAGTTTATTCTTTTTTTAAGAATTAAAGCAGTAATAAGTCCTGCAGTACCCCCACCTACAATTATAATATTATTCATAAAAAGCTGTTAATTGCCATCTTAATTTTTTAGTAACTTTAGAAACTCCGTGTTCATAAAAATTACCGTCAAAGAAAACAGATCTACCTATTCTAGGTTTAATGATAGTTCCATCTTTAAAATACAGTTCACCACCTTCATAATCATCATTTAAAAAAGTTACAGAACTTAATTTAGTAGTATTTTTATCACAATCATAATGTAAATCTTTAAAAGAGCCGATTGGCCATTTAACAACTTCTATCCAATCTATTTTGGATTTGTTAATGTTTGTAGATGTTTTATTTATTCTTTTAATAAATTTACTGGGCAGTAATTTTTTTACTTTTAAAGGGATGACGTTATAAAAAGGCACAGCTAGATATTTAAACTTTTCATATAATTGAATAAGTTCATTACACTCTTCCTTATTAAAATAGTTATCATATATTATTATTTGCATTTCTTATTTTAGTAGCCGATATTTCTTGTATTTCTTTTGGTAATATAATTTCTTCTATTTTATAACCAACACCTCTACCATAACAAATGTTAGTAATATTAGGCACAACCATTATTTCATACATTCCGTGATAACTAGCTAAAGCTTCAGTTATGTTTTTTTCAACTTGTTCAACATCAAATGGATTATCTTTTGAGTTAGGCATACTTCTTATCATAATGATAACTTGACCTGTTCTCTCTAATACTTTTTTAAATAACTCTTGATGACCTTTGTGCCAAGGTTGCCATCTTCCTAACATCATTGCTGTTGGTCTATTATAATCTATTCTGGATTTCATCTATGATTCCTTCGTAACTATAGTCTTTTATTTCATAATCAATTTTAGTTGGTTTTTCAAACATCTTATTGGTGTCTTCAAATCTTCCTTCTTTAATTGTATTCATCCAAATCTTAATGTCATAATCATCTCTCCAAGAATCATAAGGACAAACAAAATCTACTACACAATGTCCTTGTGCATACGCAGTTAATCCTATCATTCTTTGTGCTTGTCTAATTCTACCTGCTTCAGTAAAGTCCCAATCATTAAACATCTTTCTAACTTCATCGGCATTAAAGTAAGCAATTTTTTTATCACTTATTAACTTCTTTGCAAACGTACTTTTACCTGATCCAGGTAATCCAAATATTAATATGTTCATAGTACGTCTATGTTTTTATATCGATCAATAATTTCTTTTGGAATATATTCTTCAATATTATATTTAATTTGTTCTATCTTATCTGTTCTTATTGTGTGTAATCCTTGATGTGGAATTCCATCTAATTTATGATCAAAATATTTAACTCCTTTAACTTCATATTGATCTAAATTAGTTAATCTAACTCCTTTAAAAGGTATACCAATATAATCATAAACTTTTTTAACTACAGCTGTTGGATCTTTAATCAAATCTTTATAATGAATGATTATATGATCTTCTTTATTTTTTATAATTGTTTCAATTGATAGTAATCCTTGATAAATTGAACCTCCAGGATTTAATAGATGTTTACATCTTTTATAAACAGGAATATCTAAATTTGGTTTTTCTACTTTTATTAAAGAAGCTAAACATTCTAAAGCAGGTCTATACATTATAATAAATTTAGGTTTATCTTCAAAAAAAGATAATAAATTTCTATTATATTCTGTTCCCCAAGGAGCTCTATCTAATACATATTTAGCATCTGTGAATTTTTCGTAAAAATTATTAAATACGTTAAAAACAGCATAATCATATGCTTCTGCAGCTGGAAAATTATTATATATAGAACTATATGTTTTTAATTGTGCCAACTCATATATCATTTGAAAAGCTATTGATTGAGGACCAAAACAAATTTCTTTATTTTGATGTAATAGAGATGCTAGTAATGTTTGACCAGATCTTGGTAACGAACTTACATAAAAATATTTTTTATTCATGATATATATTTCCTGATAATATTAATCTTTCGTTGTCTTTATTTTTTAATACTTCGTGTGGTATATACGATGGAAATAGAATTAACAACCCTTTTTTAGGTTTAACATGAATAGGTTTAAGATCATGTATTAAAGGATACCCTGGTTGATAAAAAATAATTTCAGAAGATTTATCTGTGCAATTTAAATAAAGAACAAAAGATTTTAATTTATTAGATGCTCCGTGAGTATGCAATTCATGATAATCTTCTTTTTCATACTTTTGAACCCACCAAAGATCTAGTTTAAAATCAACCTTTAAAATATTTGTTATTGGTTTTTTTAAATAATCATATATTTTATGAGTTTTGATTGTATCAGAAAAAGATTTTTTAAAAAAATTATTTTTATTGTTTTGGTTGGGTTGTAAATCCATATCCTTAAATAAAGATAAAAAGTTTTTATCTAATTTTATTACAGCAGTATTAATTGTTGTTTCAAATTTTAAATTTTTAAATTCCATAAACCTTTTTCATCCCCAAGATCTCCTTTGATAAAAACATTAAATGCTAAACTTAATCTTTCATTTTTTCCATCTTTTATTTCTACCCTATGAGTAGTTGATGAAGGAAACATAATAAAATCATCTGTGCTAACAGGTAAATTAAAACTTTTTGAATTATAAAAATTATAATTATTTACAGGTAGTTGTATTTCATATTTTCTTTTATTTACAAAAGTGATACTATCTAATTTTTTATCCGCATTTATATAATATACACCAGAAAGAAAACTGTTTGGATGTTCATGTTCATGATGAGCTTGGCCTTTTTTAGTATAATTAAACCAAGATTGAGTTATAAAAAATTCAATTGAAGGGTTTGCAAATTCTATATTTAATAAATAATGAGCTGTTTTTTCTTCTATTGCTTTTTTTAAATTTTTAAAAAGAGGTAATTCTAAAACAAAACTATTTAAACTAGATATATTATAAGTATTTAATTTTCTATCGCATGTTGTTGCAAATTTCATTTGTTTTTTGTTTAATTTAAAATTTAATTTATTTTTATATAAAGCAATTGGAAATAATTCTTGTATTTTAAAGTTCATGACAGCATTAATTGTTTTTTATCATCTAAATTGGTCATCCAATGCGTAAATTCTTTTTTACCAATATTTTCTATGTAAGTATTAAAATATAAAATAATTCTGTCGTCTATTTGATTTTTTCTTTTGCTAAAATCAAAAGAAAGCCAAGAAGGAAAAAGATAAAGTTCCCCATGACACATTGAAAATTTCCATGAATATGAATTATACATTGTTTGTAAGGTTGGTAATATCTTTATTTGCTTATATTCATTTTTATGAAATAAAATTTCATCTTCGTTGAACGCTTGAAAACAATAAACACCTGTTAAATAACTATTATAAAATTTATTTATTTTAGATTTTCCATTTAAACAAAAATCAAAAAAAGAATTACTAATTTTAATTTTAACTTTTTCATTAACACATAATGTTTCTGTTAAACAATGCCTAGATGATTGTTCTAATTGTTGTTTTATGTTTTTAAATATTTTTAAATTTAATGGGTTTTTTTCTGTGTATTTTTTTGAAATATATTTTATTTGATCTTTAGAAAAAGATAAATTTAATAAAGATTGATAAATAGGAATTGGAAATAAATTAATTATTGAACCTGTCATAATTTCTATGACAATAAATATACATTATTTATTTAAGATTTGCAATGATTACGCTGGATCCCAACTTGTAGTACTTTCATTCCAAACATATTTTTGTTCAGCTAAAGCTATATCTTCTGCTGTTTTATTTTCAGCAGTATTTGTCCAGTTATAAGTAATGGGGTAATTTACGGGTGCTTTCCATCCAAGTTTATCTTCAGTTAAGATCCAAGAAGGATAAGGTTTTGGTACAATAAAAATATTATGTTCTGAATAATATTCCATTCCTATAGATGGAAAACTTCCTCTAGGATTATTAACATCTGTTTTAAAACCTTCTTTAAAATTTTCAGTTCTATAAATTGATTTTAAATATTTAAGACATTCGGCATCACTTTTTCCATCAAAGCCTTCAATTTTTGCAACATGTTCTACTACATTTGCTGAATTTAATCTTGCCCAATATCTTGCCATAATTATGCCTTGTATGTTCCTGTTGCAGTATATTTAACAATTTTATAACCGCCACTATCTGTAACTGTTGGTGATCCTGTTGTAACACCAGAATAATCTGATGCTAAAATTTTTAATATAACGACTCCGTCTCCGCCGTCTCCACCACCTCCTGGTGAGTTTCTTTGACCTGTGTAACCGCCACCGCCGCCACCTAATCCATCTGCTCCTTGTGGTGCTTTTCCTGGTCCATCTATTCCACCAGCACCTCCGCCTGAACCTCCGCCTGCTGCGTTATGTCCTGGGTTAGCTCGGCCTCCGCCTCCGCCACCTCCAGCATAAGTTACTGGTGTTCCTGTGATTGATGATGAAGTTCCGCCACCTCCGCCAGCGCCACTATATTGATATCCACCAGATCCAGTTGATCCTGAAGGACCTCCGCCGCCACCTCCGTGGCCGCCCGTATATCCACCAGGGCCTCCGCCGTTAGCTCCTTGTGAAGGTGATACTCCTGGAGTGTTTCCTACTCCTCCTGGACCATTGTTCCAAGCGCCTCCGCCTGCACCACCGTTTCCACCTGCTGAAGAAGGGGATCTTGGTGCTGCTGGATCGGCATTGCCGCCATATCCTCCACCTGCTGCTGAATAAGCAGATATTTTAGGACCTGAAACTGTGCTGTCTCCACCTTGTAAACCTGTTATTAACATTTCTGTATTTGGAGATATCAATGTTCCACCTGTTCCACCTGTTCCAACTGTTAAAGTGTAAACACCGCCTGTATAAAATTCTAAAGTAGTAGACCGCATTCCTCCGCCGCCTCCGCCACCGTGGCCGCCTCCACCGCCACCGCCGACGACTAACATTTCAACGTTATAAGGTGCACCAAGACCTCCTCGGCCTCCAAAACCACCTTTTGAACCTGCTGCGAAAGTACCTAGTACTGGCATTGCTTTCTACCCTCCATTATTTTACGCAAACTGCGTTTGACCAGCTAACACTGTAAAAGTAGATGCTGCAGTTTTAATTGCAGTGTATGTATAAACATCATTTGATGTAGAGTTTCCACCAGTTGGTGCGCTTCCGCCTTGCCAAACTGGAGTTACTCCTGTTCCATCAACTTTTACTGTTGTGTTGTAGTACGCTGTTGCATTTTGCTTAGAAATATATGCTACTGTTATAGACTCACCTACATCCATTACTGAATTTAGTGAATTAGAACCATCACCTCTTAAATTAACAGTAAAGTTTGCATCAGCTGCTGCTGTGCTTAAAAGAACACCTTGTGTTTGTGTATCAAAGTCAATATCAGAATCAAATGAACCTGATACAGTTACTTTTTCAGCAACACCTTGAATTTTACCAGAACCATTAAATGTAACTTTACCTAATCCTTTTGGTGTTAAATTTAAATCAATATTTGTATCGTCACCTGTAGAAGAAATGTTTGGAGTTCCTGACGCTGCTGCGTTAGCAACTGTTATTTCATTTACCGCTGTAGCTGTTTTAGAAAATTTGATGTATTCATTATTTGAATCATCTTCTAATGCTCCAGTGTCATCAATAATAATGTCATTACCATTTGTATCTAAGATACCAGATAATGTTGGTGAGTAGTCAGATGATACTTCTGTGAAAGCTGTGTCAACAACATCTGTTCCATCAGAGTAAACCATTTTCTTACCTTTGTCAGTA